CGGAAAACCCGCTTAATGTGCCAGGAATACTTATGATTGTACAGCCAGATTTTTAGCCAACTGAATATACTGTTGTATTAAATCTTACAAATTTAATTGTAGACAACGTGCCTGGAGCGCCTAACTATCAATTAAGTGGTGCTCAAAATGGTTCGACAGTGACTGGTACAGCAGGTACATCTTATGAGTTCTTAACCACAGGAGTTGCTAACCAAGGATTTGAGTTTGACCCAGCTTTCGCTTCTACTAATCCATCAGGGCTAATACCGGTGGGTGGAGCGACTGTAAATGGAGAACTTACAGGAACTATTGTTCCGCTTCCACCAAACGATTTTGTGGTGACTATGACACCTTTAACAAATAATATCGTAGACTTAAATCCAGGTGCGCCAAACTATACTATTACTGGTAATTTACAGGGCGATACTATAACTGGTCAGCAAGGTACGGTCTATGCGTTCACAACTGTGGTAACTCCAAACCAAGGATATAGGTTTGACACTAACAATCCGTTTAATCCAACAAATCCATCTGGAACTATACCTGGTAACAACTTAGACGTAGAGCAAGTGTTGGCTGGAAAAATTATCCCAGATTCTGATGTTACTGTAACCATGACGCCGCTTGTAAATAATATTGTAGATAACGAGCCAGGCGGCCCACATTACACTTTAACTGGAGACCAAGATGGGGCTACTCAATCTGGACAGCCATTTGTTGGAACATATTCTTTTACTACAGGAGTCACTGTAGACCCTGGATTTGCATTTGACACAAATAATCCATTTACAGCAACTGACCCTTCTGGAACTTTTTCATCGACCAACCAAAATGTAACACAAACAGTAGGGGGTACTATTGTACCTGTTTCTGATGTAACAGTTACAATGACACCGCTTGTAAACAATATTGTAGATAATACTGCTGGAGCGCCTAATTATACGTTAACTGGAGATTTACAAGGTGCACAGCAAACAGGTCAACCTTTTGTTGATACATACGCCTTTGTAACGGGAGCAAATGTTAATGCAGGATTTCAGTTTGAAGCATCTAATCCATTTACAGCAACTAACCCAACAGGGACTTATCAAGCGACAAACCAAAACGTACAACAAGTAGTATCAGGTACTGTAATTGCGTCTTCTAATGAAGACCCTTACAACCCTATTGAAGGGCAGGCAAGGCTAATAAAAACAAACGCAAGTTCTCAAATACAGTTGTACGATTTAGATTTTAACCCTCTAACTCCGCCAAACCCTTTTGCAACCATACCCTCTGGTTATCATTTAGCTGGAGTAAGTGATGACTTCACAAAAATGATTGTTACAGGAGATACGAGCAATCCATTAACAGCATTACAATCTGTTGATAGTGGACAAACTTTTACAACTGTAAACGTACAGGTGTTAGGGCAAGCAGATAGAACATCTTGGTCAAAAACAAAAATGTCAAAATCAGGAAATGTAATTATTTCCTTGATAAATGTAGGAGAGCCTGTTACTGATAGAAGATTAATTATATCACGTAACGGACTGGGGGCTTGGTCAGAGCTAAATATACTTATATTACCTCCATTAAATACTTGGTCAAATATAATTGATATACGTCAAATAGATATGTCTGCAGGAGGTAAGTTTATATTTATGACCCTCAGGTTAGAAGACCCTAATTTTGGTGCTTTAAACAAAAGTTTTTATTCCACTAATTATGGAGCTTCTTTTGTATCAACCGATAGTATCACAGGCGGTTTAACTAACTCTGGGATAGTTGGTATGATATCAGGAAAAGGTGAGTATATCACACTTATAAACGCCACTTCTTCTTTTACCTATGCCAGCTCTTATCAATCAACTGATTATGGACAGCTCTGGAGTCAAAAAGATTATTCAGGCTTATCTGATACTATTTCCTCTGTAATGGGAAGTAGTGGGGTTGCTCAAAATACTGATGGTAAATATTATACAATTGCAGGAACTAATTTTAATACCATACAATGGTACGGCTCTAATTTTGCATTTTCATTACCTCAATCATCGCGCACCGGTATACAAGCTCCAAATGTTAGAACCTCTAACTCTGGACTAACAATAATAGGCACAGATTCAAGTGACCCCACTCCAGCTTACAATTACTCAACAGATGGAGGATTAACATGGACGGCTACAACGAACGCTGGGAACGTAGGTGATGGGCCAACGTTTATAGTAGACGTAGGATTTCCAATTGACGATTATGTACCTGTAGAAGGAGCAAACGCTACGTTTTTGTCGTCGCAATCAGGAAGCCCATACGTTGCTTTATTAGATAGTTCTTTAAATATTACCGCACCTCCAGTACCATTTGGCGCAACTACAAACGGTCAAGGCTTTATTGCGGCAAGTGATGATTTTGAATACGCATTAGCATCAAACGCAAACTCCGCCAGCAGTTCTGTCTCTCTTACAACGGATTTCGGCGTTAGTTGGACAACTATACCTGGAATACAAGGAGGCTCATACACATTCACAAAAATGTCAAAAAGCGGCAAGGTGATGGCAACCATTGACACAAGCACCTTCACAAGACACAAATTTTGGGTTTCTAATGATTTTGGTTCAACATGGACAGACCAAGCTACTAAATTTGACGCATTACTTCCAGCAGGTATAAACTTTACACGAGCCGAATCCCCTTCTTTATCAGGTAATGGCAAATATATTTATGTTGGAATAACTGATGATACTAACCCAGCCGCTACCAATGGATATATTGCAAGGTCTACTGATTTTGGCGTAACTTGGGATATAGTTTCAAACAATATGTTTGGCGACAGGTATAACTTATTAGACACATCATGTTCAGGAACAGGACAGTATGTAACTGCTGTGGGGCCTGTAAGCAGCTTCCCAACCTTACGAAATCAATATTCAGATGATTTTGGAGAAACTTGGAAGCTTTCTACTCAAGTAAGCATCAGCCCTGACAATACGCTTAAACAAAGCTATGATGGTCAATATGTCGCTGGCGGACGTACTTCAGGGCTTTACATTAGCTCTGATTATGGGGCTACATTTACAGTAGTAAACGGAGTAGTAGGAGATTACGGTACGTCTATGTCGAACACAGGTCAGTTTATATTTGCGGAGCGTATATTTAATCCAGCTGGTGGTTATTTAAGCAGTGATTTTGGAGCATCTTGGACTTTTTTACCAAAGCCAACTACTTCACCAAGATATTCACCACCCGTATTTCTTATAGATAATACCTAAAATAATTATGGCAAAAAAAGGACGAACAAAAGGAAATAAAATATGCCCCGCCGGTATTGCGTGGGCGAAGCGTACATTTGATAAGTACCCTTCAGCTTACGCTAATATGGCGGCAAGCAAGTATTGTAAAGACCCTAACTACGCTAAAGGCGCTAAAAAGAAATAATTATGGCATACGGTAAAAAAAAGTCAAAGGCTAAACCCAAGACTAAAACAATGTATAAAAAGAAAAAGAAATGAGTAAGTTAAGCAAAGGACAAAGAAAGATTGCGAGAGCAGCTATGCCGTTAAATAAAATAACCGCTGCAGATTTTGTAGCTCTTAAGAAAAAGAAAAAGAAATAATTATGCCATTCCCAGGACACAAGAATTACGGAAAGATGGGGCCTCTTAATGAGAATGAAATCCCTATGAGAAATAAAGACATTAAAAAGCTTAAGTCTAAGTTTAAGGTTGGGCCATCTGGTCAGTCATACAATCCAGACAGAGTTCGTAAAATGAAAAAAAGAAAAACAACGGCATAAAAGAGCAAATGGGCGAGCTTAAGAAATGGCGAGACCAAAAATGGGTTCGCATTGGTACTGACGGAAAGATAAAGGGGGCTTGTGGTACTTCTAAAAACAAGAAGAATCCTGACCGTTGTTTGCCGTTAGCAAAAGCTCGTAGTTTATCAAAAAGACAATTGGCCGCAACAGCCAGAAAAAAAAAGAAAGCAGGAAGAAAGGGTACTCAATTTGTATCTAACACTTCTGCAGCAAGAGTAAGAAACGCATAGTATGGCAGATAAAAGCAAAATGAAATGCAATGTCGTTAGACCAAGCGACAGGGCTGGAAAAAAGAAAATGGTAAAGGCGTGTGAGGGCGGTAAAGAGAAGCTTATTCACTTTGGAGCTAAAGGATATGGGCACAACTATTCTGCTGCAGCACGCAAGTCATTTAAAGCTCGACATAAATGTGATACCGCCAAATCTAAACTAACTGCAAGATATTGGGCTTGTAAAAATCTATGGGCAGGTAAAGGGGGTTCTACCAAGTCATCTCCAAAAAGTAGGAAAGGAAAATATTAGTATCTTTGTAATATGAAAAAACAAGGTTATAATTCAAGACTCGATGAGTCTTTAGGAGCGAAACACAAAGGTAAGCATAGTCAGTCTATGAAAGACAGGCGTGATGAATCTAAAGCAATGTCTAAAAAAGATTATGGTCATGCTTATGGTGGAGACCATTCTATGAGTTACGAGCATCAGTGTATTAAAGACGGGAAAGTTCACGCGCACTTAGGTTCTTTAATTAAAAAGTAATGGGCAAGCTCTTTGTAAAAATAGGGCTCTGGATGCAAAGCGTTTGGAGTAAGTTTCAATGCAAATGGAATTGGCTGATATCTAAACTTATGTTTAAGATAGATAGCTGTCCAAATAAATTGTGTACATGCAAAAAATGAAATCAAGAGGATTAGGAGATACCATCGAAAAAATAACTACCGCAACTGGAATTAAGAAGGTTGTGGACACTGTAAGCAAGGCAACAGGGAAGCCTTGCGGATGTGGTGAGCGTAGAGATAGTTTAAATAGAAAATTCCCATATAACAAATAAAATGGCGTATCAAAAATTACAAGCAGGAAGAGCCTCAATAGTTACCCCAAGTGACACTGACACTATTCCTTCTATTTCAGGTGGAGTAAACAATGGTTGTGTTCTCTATGTTGGAGTTGGTGGTGACGTGAGAGTTGAAACAGCTGGCGGTGATGATGTTGTGTTTAAAAATTTACCAACGGGCTCATTTGTTCCAGTGCAAGTCGTAAAAGTATTTGCAACTAATACAACTGCAACCGACATTATATCATTGTGGTAATACAAAAACAATGGCTTTATCAATTGCAATAGCAAATAGAATAAACAATGACACCCAAGGGTTTGGCAATCCGCCTCCCCCGTCATGCCCTGATAAAGTTTTTGTTCTTCAGGTTTGTAATGAGAATTCGTCAAGGGATGATAATTTTGATTTGTATTTAAACAATCAATTTATTGGGGCTCTTGATTTAGACCAAGACGCTCAAGTAGGCTCTATTTTTATTGGGAGCACCGACACTAATAAAGTTGTAACTCAAGCAGATTTTATTTGTCCCTTACCAGGCATGGTAGTTTATTATTTTAACCCGCTTATTTTAACAACAGGGTTAAATACTATATTTATGGATAACACCCAGAGCAATGGGAATGGGAATGCTGGAACAATTCAAATGAGAAATTACGAAATAGACCCCAACAACCCCAACGGTCTTATAAATCCTTGTATAGTATCTAACCAGGCCTTTAGCCCACCCAATGGGGGAGATTGGACAGCACAATTTGATTATACAGAATGTTGCCCATAAATATTCTGTAATTATTTTATTATATTTGTATCATGGAATTTCATCAGACCACTACGCTCGTAAACGATATAAAGGTAATATATACACTCGTAACAAATGAGCAAATTGAACGAACAAACCAAGATTGATTTAACACCAAAAAATCTTGTTACAATTATTCTACTTGTCATATCCATGACGGGCATGTATTATTCTCTTCAAGCTCAAATACAAGAAGCTAAACTTCTTCCAGTTCAAGCGCCAATTAATTCTGAAATAACAGATGCGCTAATTAAAACAAATACAGAATTAGAGTTTATAAAACAAGAGCTTTCAGATGTTAAAGAACAACTTCAAATAATGGAAGAACGTCTTTATGAGTTAAAATAAATAAATGAGAACAATTGATGAAATAATTATTCATTGTTCCGCTACACCACCAAACATGTATGTAGACGCAAAACTGGTGGACGATTGGCATAAGCAAAGAGGGTGGTCAGGAATTGGCTACCATTTTTTTATTAAAAGAGATGGTCAAATAGAATTGGGCAGGCCATTAGAAAAACAAGGCGCTCACACTAAAAATCACAATAAAAATAGCATTGGTCTTTGTTATGCTGGTGGTGTAGATAAAGACATGTCTCCAGAAGACAACAGAACAAGCGCTCAAATTGCAAGCTTTCTTTCTTTATTAAGATTGCTAAAAAATATATTTCCTAAAGCTACTATACATGGTCACAGAGATTTTTCAACAAAATCTTGCCCAAGTTTTGATGCAACAAATGAATACTGTACGTTATGAAAAAAATTATACAATGGTTAACTGGCGGCGTAATTAAACAAGTTGGTAATGTTATTGATGACTTAGTTACTACAGACGAAGAAAGACTTGAGGCTAAGCAAAAAATTCAAGAGATTTTAGAGCAAGCTGATAAAGAGGCTCAAGAGCAAGTTAGCGCCAGATGGAAGTATGATATGCAGTCAGATTCTTTTTTGTCTAAAAATATAAGGCCAATGGTTCTTATTTATCTAACTGTAATATTCACAGCTTTATGTTTTACTGACGGGAATATAGGCGAATTTAAAATAGCAAAAGAATATATACCGATATTTCAATCATTGCTAATTACAGTTTACGGAGCTTATTTTGTAGGAAGAACTTGGGAGAAAACTAAAAAAGATAAGCAAGAATAAAATTCATATCTTTGTACAATAAATTAAATAATTTTTAATCATGGCAAAATTAAGTCAAAAAGAGTTAGAAACTCTACAATCCTTAAACAATGAATTTACTAAAACAAAAAGCGCTATAGCTGATGTTGAAATTCAAAAGCATAGTTTAATAAACTCTTTAGGTGAATTAAAAGAAAAGTTCGCTAAAGAAGAAGAGAAGTTAATCAAAAAATATGGGGAAAATTCTGTTGTAAATATTCAAACAGGAGAGGTCTCGGAAAAAAAAGAATAATATAGATGTCAAAAATCAGTGATAAACTTTCGTACCCTGAAGCATCACCAATACAGGGTGCGGATTATTTAATAGGTACAGACGCAGACTCTTCTCCAATTGAGAAGCAGACTAAAACTTTTACAATATCTGACCTAAAAGATTTTATCATTGATGGACTTTTTGATGGGGTTTCATATAGAATACCCGTGTTTACTGCAGCGTCAGCAGGAGTTGATTCTGAAAAAATAGTAAGCTCTCTTATAAGTCAAGATACAGCTCAGCAGTCTGGGTCAGCTGTTTTAGGTACAACCGTAACTATAGATAATGGCTCAGGCGCTGGAAGCTTAATAATAGCAGATGCTTTTACTCCATTTGGTGTGTCTACTTTTGAAGGTGATGCTTTCTTTAAAACAAACGCAACAATAAACCCAGACGCTAATTTATATTTACTTGGAAAAATTTATGACGCTAATAGTTCTGCTGGAAACAATGAACAAGTATTAGTTTCTGATTCTTTGGGTAATGTAACTTGGCAAAACTTTCAGGGTTCAGGTCTTGAGTTTCAAGGAGCTTGGGATGCAAGAACAATTGCTGAGGGTGGTGTTACTGATGGAGGTAATCCAAATCTTCAAAACATACAACTAATAGCTGGAAACACCGGTAAATACTGGGTAGTTTCTACAGCGGGAACAGCTTCGTTGCAGGGTCAAACAACTCCAATAACTCAATGGAGTCCTGGGGACTGGGCTATTATATCTGAAGATGATGCTGGTAATATATTCTGGGATAAGATAGACAACTCATCTGTAGATGGTGGGGGAACAACAAATAACATGGCTATGTGGACAGCTTCCAAGGTTCTTGGTAATGCTGCTCCAGTATCTATGATTCAAGACCCTAATAATAATAATCTAACTATTGGAAATGGGGGTGGAGAAGAAGTAGTAATTGAATCTATCCTTTCATTACAAGGGGCTGTTAAAGACACCACCTCTTCTTTAGGAACACAAAATGATGTACTTGTTTCTAATTCTTCAGGTCAATTAGAATATCAAAATATTAATACGTTTGACGTAGAAAGCGCTGAAAAAATTATACAGACGGTTAGATTTTCGCAAGCAGTAAATGCGGGTGACCCTGTTTATATAACTGGATATAACAATGGTCAAAATCTTACTGAAGTAGAAAAAGCTTTTGCATCCGACCCCACTAAAATGGGTGCTATAGGATTAGCGGTATCTAATCAAGCTCAAAACACTACCGGTGAAATAATTGTAGCTGGTGATTTCCCTGATTTTAATACTGCTTCTTATAGTGTAGGCGACTCATTGTATGTGGCAGCAAACGGGGGTCTTACAAATGTTAAACCAATTACTCCCAATTTAATACAAAAAATTGCCGTTGTTTCGAGGTCAAATGCAAATAATGGAGATATTGAGGTGTTTGCTTTAGGAAGAGAGAATGACGTTCCTAATCTACCTGAAGGTAAAATATTTGTAGGAAGTCAATTGAATACAATTACATCTGAAAGTGTATTTATAAACGAAAGCATAAAGTCTGTAGTTTTAAATAGCCCTAACTTTAATACAGCAAGTAGTACTCGTTCAACAGCTATGGGTTTAGGAACTACAGCAAGTGGAGCTAATTCATTTGCATCTGGGTCAAGCTCAACAGCAAGTGGAGCTGTTTCAACCGCTATGGGAGAGTCAGCACTTGCATCTAACATTTATTCTGTAGCTATAGGAAATGGCGCAACATCATCTGGTGATTCTTCATTAGCTTTTGGAAAAAACACAACAGCAAGTGGAGACAAGTCTACAGCTATGGGTCAACTTACAACTGCAAGTGGAAGCTCTTCAACAGCTATGGGTTCTTCATCGTCAGCAACCGCAGATATTTCTACAGCCATAGGTAGTAATACCCAAGCGTCTGGAGTTGCTTCAACAGCAATGGGTGCGTTTACAGATGCAAGTGGAATTGCTTCAACAGCAATAGGAAGAAACACAACAGCAAGTGGAGATGTTTCAACAGCTATGGGTGATAACACTATTGCAAGTGGTAATTACAGTTTATCTGCAGGAAAAGATTCAGTAGTTAGAGCAAACTCAGAAAACTCTATAGCTTTTGGAAACAATGCTATAGCTGGATTAGGAATTTCAGATTTTAATGAAAATGTAGCTTTTGGATTTGAAACTTTAGCGGGAGGGTCGTTTGGTGCTTTTGCTATGGGCTGGAGAGCTTTTAATGTAGGCTCTGAAGGACTTGCCTCGGGTCATGGTAGTTTTGTTTCTGGACATGGCTCAGGCGCTTTAGGAGAAGGCGTGAGCGTAACAGACATTGCCACTGGTATAATTCAAACATCAGTAGGCATACCCAGTACATCTTTTCAACTTATAAATGTAATAGGGGGAGCTAACATACAGCCTGGAGACACAATATATAATAATGGCTCTGGTAGTCAAACTTGGACTGAATCTCAAGACAATAGAATAAATACAGTTGTTAGCGCAACATTTAATTCGGGCACACCCGCTGGAGATGTATACACTATTGTTGTAAACTCACCAGGATTTATTTTAGATGCAGGTGAGACTGTTTCTTTTTCAAGAAATGTAAATGCCACAGAGGGCTCTTTTGCTATAGGAGCTCAAAGCACAACATTAGGCAACCGAAGTATATCTTTAGGTTATCTCGCAAAAGCAGAGTCTAATCAATCCGTAGCTATAGGTGAAAACGCTTGGACAAAAAACCAGGGGAGTGTTGCTATTGGTAAAGACGCTATAGATAACACAGCTGACCAAGTTGCGATTGGTGGAGATAATATAAGATTAAACGCATACGGTTCTGGAGGTATTACAGGAACAACAGCTTTTGCATTAGGGGTTACCTCTTTTGGAGAAGTTATTGAAATTTCCGCTGTTGACATTGACAACTACGTAAACGGTGGCTCTATTAGTGGTGGTACTTTAACACTTACAAGAACTGGAGGTTTAGGCGATGTTACCATACCAGGTTTACTTCAATTAGGAACGACATCATTAACGGCTCTTGCTGGTGATACAACAACCATAAGCGCACAACAAGCAAGTGATATAAGTGCAAATAATGCTAAAGTTAGTTTTCCAGAAGCGCCAAGTGATGGCTCACAATATGCCCGTCAAAACGGTGGTTGGTCTGTTGTTTCTGGCGGCGGCGGTGGAGTTGGCGGTTCAGGTACAGTTAATACTATACCAATTTGGAGTACAGCTACTGATTTAGCAGATTCTGAAATTACTGACGATGGAGCAGATATAAACATTTCTACAAACAGAAACTTTAATGCGCTAAGAAACTTTGGTTCAAACGAATTTAATGCTAAAATAGATGTCGGCAGTGGTTTAAATGCGGGTTTAGTTGCATTAGATGTAAAGCAAAAAGCATACGTTAGAGGCGGAATGGTAATCTCGCCCAACCCAACTAATATTGAGGTAGATAATAGTTCTCTTGTTATTGGTAGTGGTTCAAATGATATAGTTAATGGTTCAGACCATTGTTTGACAGTTGGTAGTGGTAATCAAATACTTAATGATTCTGATAGGTCAGTTTCATTTGGAAATAATAATGAATCAATACAATCTGATAACTCTATGAACGTTGGTAATACCAACATATTAAAATATTCAAATAACTCTCACGTAATTGGTCAAAATAACCAAATGGGAGATGAATACCCAAGTGCCACTTCGGGTTTAAACAACTCTTTAATAATTGGGTCAGACAATTTGCTTTTAACTGATGATGGAAGCCCCGCACCTTCAAGTGGTGGATTGAGTTTTGTTATAGGACACGATAATGAGTTAAGGCATACTTTACAAAATTCATTTAGCTTTGGATATAGTATATCTAATTTAGGTCTTTCATCAACTCCACATAGAAACGATTTTAATATTGGTGGAGATTTAGTAGGGGTAAATCAAACAATGACTTTAGGTTACAGAAATGATACTACATTATATCCAACAATAGACCGAAATAACGGACTTGGAGAAACAAAATTTGTAGTTGCAGTAGGAAGTAGCACAACAACAAACGCAAATGCTTTATTAATAACAGAAGGCGGTATAAGCGGTGGTAGTGGTGGAACAGTACCTCAGGTGCCAAGAGTTATTTTACCAACAGTACCTTCGTTTTCAGCAAGTGACGATACAGCTGCAACTGCTATTGGAATACCCTCAGGGGGGCTCTACCAAAGTAATGGAGGTTTAAGAATTAACACAGGAAGTACAGTTATTAATGAAGGTAATTGGACTCCAAGTATAGCTTCAATAGGCGCAAGTAATTTTAGTTTTTTCCCAATAGCTGGTGGTGCTAATGTGGGTTATTATATAATACAAGGAAATATAATGACCGCATGGTTTACGATTCCAGGTACAGCAACGTGGACAGGAACAGCAGGTTTTCCCTTAATTACAGGTCTTCCTTACGCCTTTGATAATACAATTGGTGTAGCTGTATTATCAGCTGATTTTAGTAAAACACAGGGATTATCTGCCCAGGTAACGGGCATAAGTACTGGCCCATCTAATACATCCCTTGGTTTAAATGTTTTGGTTAATAATAATTCTACAAACATGGGCTTAGGCGGCACTGGTATTGTAAGTGGAACGTTCTTTTCTTTAGAAGGGTGTATAAGATATAAATTATTATAATATGGAAAAAGAATTAATTACAATTAACATTAATGAAAATAAGTCTTTACAGGCTGTGTACAAATTAGAAAATGACTTGCACAACGTAACCACTTATGAACCACTAATCGCTATTGAAGATTTACCTGAAGAAATACAAGATACAGCTACAGAAGTGTGGACTCAAGAAGTTTTAGATAGTTGGGAAGAAATGCAAAATGCCTGGTTAGAGGCACAAAATTAAATTTAAAATAAAATCAAATGGATATAAGAAAAATATCAGTTGGCCCTGATTACAAGTCAGGCGCTATGCACTACTTGGTTGGGCAAGATGTATTAGGTGGTAATTACATTATTCATTTAATAAAGTATGACGAGCCAAAAGATTCTTTCAAGATTTATATTCAAGATAAGGAGGTAGTTATGCTTTGGAAAGAGTTTAGCTCAACAATGCCTATATCAATTGAATATAATATAAACTTTTGAAATCACCATTTAGTTTTATCGTACAACCTCAAGACAATAAGAGGTACAATAACACCAAAAAAATTGGCGGTATTGAATTTGTAGTAAGTACATCTGAAGAAGATTACGAGTCCGCAAACAGGGAGGCTGTAGTTTTATCTACACCTATAGGGTATTGTGGAGAAATTGAACCAGGCGACACTTTGCTTGTGCATCATAATGTGTTTAAATTTTATAACGACATAAAAGGAAGGCGTAAAAGCGGTAAAAGTTTTCTTAAGGAAAATTTGTTTTTAGTAGATAACGACCAATTCTTTTTGTACAAAAAAATTCACCAGTGGTATGCTCATGATAAGTATTGTTTTGTTGAACCTATACCTCCAAAAGAATCAATTATTTTAAAACCATTAAAGGAAGAGCCTTTAGTCGCAAAGATGATTTACCCAAATAGCAAGCTATCACAACAAGGCGTTAAGAGGGGGGACTTAGTTTCTTTTAAACCGGATAGTGAATACAAGTTTACTTTAGATGGTAAAAAACTTTACAGGATGTATGACCACCAAATAACCATGGTTTTATGAAATCTACTGAAGAAATTAAATTAGAAATTATAAATGCGGGGCGAAGAGCTGTAGAGCAACTTATAAAGGTAGCAAAAGAAGATATAATAAAGCCAGACCCGGAAGACGATATATCTGCGGATAGATTAAAAAATGCGGCAGCAACAAAAAAGCTTGCTATATTTGATGCGTTTGAAATTTTAAATAGAATAGAAAGTGAAAAAGAAGCTTTATCTTTAAGTAAAAATAATAACAGTGTAGATTCAAAACAAGGTTTTGCAGAAAGAAGGTCAAAATAAATTATATAGAGTAGTTAAAGATTATATCTCTAAATCCGTAATAACCAACAAAAATAGAAATAGAAGTTGGGTATATGGATATAATGAAAAATATGATGTTGTTATAATTTCAAAAACAGGTCAAATTGGAAATATAATTTTGATTAACGGGCTGCATATAGCACTTCCTAAAACTCCAGATGAGTGTCTTCAAAGACACTCTAAAAAAGAAGAACAGTATTGGGAACGTAAAGAATTACCTAAGCAGCTTTCCAGAATACAGTCTATATTTCAATGGAATGAAATGCCGTCAGAGTTTAAAAACAGATGGGTAGATTACATAGAAGGAGAGTTTGATAGACGGGATGAAGGCGCTTGGTTTATGAATAATGGAGTGCCAACATATATAACAGGTGCGCATTATATGTACTTACAGTGGACTAATATTGACATTGGGTATCCGGAGTACCGTGAGGCTAATCGTATATTTTATATTTATTGGGAAGCCTGCAAAGCTGATAAGAGAAGCTTTGGTATGATTTACTTAAAGATAAGACGTTCTGGATTTTCATTCATGGGTTCTTCAGAATGCGTAAACACAGGGACACTTGCAAAAGATTCAAGAGTTGGAATACTTTCAAAAACTGGGGCTGATGCTAAAAAAATGTTTACAGATAAAGTAGTACCAATATCTAACAGGTTACCTTTCTTTTTCAAACCCATACAAGACGGTATGGATAAGCCTAAAACAGAGTTAGCGTTTAGGATACCAGCCTCTAAAATTACAAAGAAAAATATGTATGATGTAGAGACTGAAGAGCTCTATGGATTAGACACAACAATTGATTGGAAAAACACAGATGATAACAGCTATGATGGCGAAAAGTTATTGTTGCTTGTTCACGATGAAAGCGGTAAATGGATAAAGCCAAATAATATTCTTAATAATTGGAGAGTTACAAAAACATGTTTGCGTTTAGGTAGTAGGATTATAGGCAAGTGTATGATGGGTTCTACATCAAACGCATTAGACAAGGGTGGTAACAATTTTAAAAAGCTTTATAATGACTCTAATGTTTTTAACCGAAATGCTAACGGGCAAACAAAAAGCGGAATGTATAGTTTGTTTATCCCGATGGAATGGAACATGGAGGGCTTTATAGATAGATACGGAATGCCTGTGTTTCACACCCCAAAAAAACCAAAGGTAGATACTTATGGTGAATACATTAACCAAGGAGCCTTGGATTATTGGCAAAATGAAGTTGAATCATTAAAATCAGATGCTGATGCTCTTAATGAGTTTTATAGACAATTTCCAAGAACGGAATCACATGCGTTCCGTGACGAGAGCAAACAATCTTTATTTAATCTTACACGCATATACCAACAAATAGATTATAATGACTCTATGATTAAAGAGCATTATTTAACAAGAGGAAGTTTTTCTTGGAAAGACGGAATAAAAGACACTAAAGTAATATGGTCTCCCGACAAAAAGGGAAGGTTTCTTTGTTCTTGGCTACCGAGCGCAAATTTACAAAATAGATTCTTTAATAAGAATGGTAAAAAATATCCAGGGAATGAACACCTGGGGGCTTTTGGTTGTGATAGTTATGATATTTCAGGAACGGTTGGGGGTAAAGGTTCAAATGGAGCGCTTCATGGTTTAACCAAGTTTAATATGGACGATGCTCCAAGCAATGAGTTTTTTCTTGAATACATAGCCAGGCCACAAACTGCTGAAATATTTTTTGAAGAAGTACTTATGGCTTGTGTATTTTACGGAATGCCAATATTAATTGAAAACAACAAACCCCGTCTCTTATATCATTTTAAAAATAGAGGTTACCGAGGATTTAGTTTAAATAGACCTGACAAACAATTTAATCGTTTGTCTAAAACAGAGCGAGAGTTAGGTGGAATACCAAACAGTAGTGAAGACATTAAGCAAGCTCACGCATCAGCTATTGAGTCGTATATAGAAAAACACATTGGCATTGATTTAGATGGTAACTTTAGAGACTCAGACGCAATGGGCTCTATGCCGTTCACACGGACATTAGAAGACTGGGCGAAGTTTGATATTAGTAATAGAACTAAGTATGATGCCTCGATTAGTTCTGGTTTAGCCATAATGGCGTGTCAAAAGCACTTGTATACACCTGAAAAGAAAGAATCAAAAATAAAACTTAACTTTGCAAGGTATACTAACAACGGAGTATTAAGTGAATTAATTAGATAGATGAAAGACGTTAAGGTAAATATTTCATCTGTAGGTTTTCCCAGTCAATTTGTTTCTGACGCTGAAAAAGCAACTGACGAGTTTGGATTACAAATTGGGCAAGCAATACAGTATGAATGGTTTAAAAAAGATGGTAACGCTTGTCGTTATTATGACCAATGGAGAAACTTTCATAGACTAAGACTATACGCCCGAGGAGAGCAGTCAGTGGGGAAGTATAAAAATGAAATCGCTATTGACGGCGATTTATCTTACCTCAACTTAGATTGGACTCCAGTACCTATATTGCCTAAATTTGTAGATTTAAAGTAAATGCTTATGCTCAAGACGCAATGTCTCAAGCCAAGAGAAGCAAGTATCAAGATATGATTGAAGGCCAAATGGCCGCTAAAGATATTTTGTTAGACATACAAAAAGCGACAGGTGCTGACCCGTTTACAACAGACCCTGAGTCATTGCCTCAAAACGATGAAGAGCTTTCTTTGTATATGCAAATAAATTACAAACCTGCTATCGAGATTGCGGAGGAAGAAGCTATTAATACTTTGTTTGAGGAAAATCATTATATAGACCTAAGAAAAAGGTTTGATTATGATTTGACCGTTTTAGGAATGGGTGTTGCTAAACATGAGTTCCTTCCTGGAGCTGGTGTTCAGGTAGAGTATGTAGACCCAGCAAACGTTGTATATAGTTACACTGAAGACCCTCATTTTAAAGATTGTTTTTATTGGGGTGAAATTAAAACATTGCCAATTACAGAGTTATTAAAAATTGACCCTAAATTAACTAATGAAGATTTAGAAGAAATTAGCCAGTACAGCCAAAGTTGGTACGATTACTATAATGTCGCTCAGTTTTATGAGAATGATATTTTTTATAAAGACACATGTACCTTAATGTATTTTAATTATAAAACCACCAAGAAGATGGTTTATAAGAAAAAAATATTAGAAAACGGTGGTAGTAAAGTTATAGAAAAAGACGACCAATTTAACCCTCCTGTTGAAATGATGGAAGAGGGTAATTTTGAAAAGATGGAAAAAACCATAGACGTTTGGTATGACGGCGTTATGGTTATGGGTACAAACATTATTTTGAAATGGGAGCTTGCTCAAAACATGGTAAGACCAAAGTCTTCCAGCCAACACGCACTGCCTAATTATGTTGCTGTAGCTCCAAGAATGTACAAAGGTGTTATTGAATCTTTAGTTAGAAGAATGATACCATTTGCAGATTTAATTCAAATAACACACTTAAAACTACAACAAGTTATAGCTCGTGTAGTTCCTGATGGAGTTTTTATAGATGCAGATGGTTTAAATGAAGTTGACTTAGGAACTGGTCAAGCATACAATCCAGAGGATGCGTTAAAAATGTATTTCCAAACAGGTAGTGTGGTCGGGAGAAGTTACACTCAAGACGGGGACTTTAATCAAGCCAGAGTTCCTATACAACAGCTTACATCAAATAGTGGCCTTAGCAAGACTCAAATGCTTATAGCTAACTACAACCATTATTTAGACATGATACGGGCTGTAACAGGCTTAAATGAGGCCAGGGATGGTTCTACACCAGACCCCAATTCTTTAGTTGGATTACAAAAGTTAGCTGCATTAAATTCGAATACCGCTACACGCCATATATTAGATGGCAGTTTGTTTATGTATCGTAGCTTAGCTGAAGCTTTAACTTATAGGGTAGCAGACATTTTAGAGTATGCTGATTTTAAAGATGATTTTGTAAACAAAATAGGAAAGTATAATGTTAGTATACTTAATGATATATCTGATTTGTATATATACGACTTTGGTATATTTATAGATGTAGCTCCTGACGAGGAACAGAAAGCTCAATTAGAAGCTAATATTCAAATGGCATTGTCCAAACAAGACATAAACCTTGAAGACGCTATTGATATACGTGAGGTTAAAAACTTAAAGCTTGCCAACCAATTACTTAAAGTAAAAAGAAAACAAAAGCAAGAAAGAGATGAAAAAGCTGAAATGGTTAAGCAACAAACACAAGCAGCCATGCAAATGAAATCTCAACAAATGGCATCTCAAGCTGCTATGCA